GATCGCAGAGCGCCCGCTGGCTGCCCGCCGCCGTCAACGCGCTGGAGGGCAACATCGCCCACTTTTGTGACAGCCGGGCCACCCACGGCCCCACCGGCGCCAAGCTGGACGCCCTCCGGGCCAAGCGGGCGGCGTACCATGAGCGCAGCGCATGACCACCAGTAACGGCACCGGCTGGCGGAACCGCATCGTCCGCTACGGGGAGGCGGCCCCCGGCGAGCTGGTGCCCAACCCCCGGAATTGGCGCCGCCACCCCCGGGGGCAGACGGACGCGCTTGCGGGGGTGCTGGCGGAGGTGGGCTGGGCCACCGGGGTCATCGTCAACGCCCGCACCGGGCACCTCGTGGACGGGCACGCCCGGGTCGAGCTGGCCCTGGCCCGCAAGGAGCCCGCCGTCCCGGTGGTGTACGTCGACCTCTCCCCCGAGGAGGAGGCCAAGGTGCTGGCCACCTTCGACCCCCTCGGGGCCATGGCCGCCGCCGACCGGGACGCGCTCGAGCGGCTGCTGGCGGAGGTGACGACGGACGACGCGGCGCTGCGGCAGACGCTGCGCGACTTGGGAGAGCGAACCGGGGTGTGGTCTCCAGGCGACGGGGCGTGGGCGGACGCATTCGGTGGGTTGCCGGCAGGGGACAGGGCACCGTTCCGCCAGATGACCTTTACGCTGTCCGACGGGCAAGCCGAACTGGTTGAACGGGCGCTCCGCGAGGCGAAGGGCGGCGAGGCGGTCGACGACACCGGTAACGAGAACAGCAACGGCAACGCGCTCGCCCGCATCGCGGAGACGTACCTCGGTGGGTGACCCGAAGGACGTGGTGCTGCGCCCCATCGGGCGGGACGCGGCGAACGCCTTGATGCGCCGCGTCCACTACAGCGGCAAGACGGTGAACAACTCCCAACTCCACCTGGGGGCCTTCTATCAGGGACGGTTGGAGGGGGTGATGCAGTTCGGCCCCCCGCTGGACAAGCGGAAGGTGTTGCCTCTGGTCGCGGCGACCCCGTGGAACGGGATGTTGGAGTTGAACCGGTTGGCGTTCACGGACGCGCTCCCCAGGAACAGCGAGAGCCGGGCGCTGGGGGTAGCGATGCGCCTCCTGCGCAAGCACGCCCCCCACGTGCAATGGGTGCTGTCCTTCGCGGACGGGACGCAGTGTGGGGACGGGACGATCTACCGAGCCGCCGGGTTCGTACTGACGGGCATTAAGCCAAACGACCAGCTATGGATGCTGCCTGGCGGGCGCGTGCTCACGAGGGTCAGCCTCACCAAAGGGAAGGCGATCACCGGGAACGGCGCGGCCTCGATGGCACCGTTCATCGCCGCCGGCGCCCGCCCGCTGGCGGGTTATCAGTTGCGGTACCTGTACTTTTTGGACCCGTCGGCCAGGGAACGCCTGACGGTGCCCGTTTTGCCGTTCTCGCGCATCAGCGAGGCCGGGGCGGGCATGTATCTGGGACAACCCATCCCAGGCCCTGCAAGTGGAGAGAGCGACACGCCCGCCGTCCAGGCGGGAGAGGGCGCTGCAATGCGACCGCAGGGCTCCATCCTCGCCGCCCGGGTCGTCGCCTGATGCCCCGGCGGAGCAAGCTGACCCCGGAGGTGCAGCAGCGCATCTGCGACGCCGTGGTGATCGGCGCCACCTACGAGCACGCCGCCGCCTACGGGGGCGTCGCCTACGAGACCTTCAACAACTGGCGCAAGGCCAATGTGCAGTTTTCTGAGGCACTAAAAGCGGCGGAGGCCCGCGCCGTGGTCGGCTGGCTGGCGAAGATCGAGAAGGCGGCCAGCGACGGGACGTGGCAGGCCGCCGCCTGGAAGCTGGAGCGGCGCTATCCGGCGGAGTACGGGCGCTCCCTCCAGCAGGTGGAGCACAGCGGCACCATCACCCAGGAGCACACCGGCGCGGTGGAGATCCAGGCGGTGGATTACCGCCACTCCATCCGCGCGCTGCGGCCCCCCGACGCCGAGGACGAGGCCGCCGGGTGAGCGACCTGTACCTGCCCCGGCTGCGCCCCGACCAGTGGCGCATCGCCACCCACCCGGCCAAGACCAAGGTCATCAGCATGGGTCGGCGGTGGGGGAAGACCGTGATGGCCGGGGCGATCGCCCTGGCCGCCGCCAACGACGGCGGGCGCGTGGCCTGGGTCGTCCCCACCTACAAGAACAGCCGCCCGGTCTGGCGGTGGGTGGAGAGCGCCGTGGGCCCCCTGGTGCGCGAGGGCCGGGTCGCCGCCTCGCGCGCCGACCGGACGATCGAGTTCCCGCCGACGCGCGGCTTCCTGGGCATCTACTCGGCGGACAGCGACGTCGGGCTGCGCGGGGAGGCGTTCCACCTCGCCGTGCTGGAGGAGGCGGCGCGCATCGCGGAGAGCACCTGGACGGACGTGGTGATGCCCACCCTGGCGGACTACGCCGGCGACGCCATCCTCATCAGCACGCCGCTGGGCCGCAACTGGTTCTGGCGCGAGTGGGAGCGGGGCCGGGCGCAGATGGACGCCGAGCAGGCCGCCTTCACCGCGCCGTCCACCGCCAACCCCATGCCGACCATCCGGCGGGCGTCCGAACTGGCCCGGGAGCGGGTCTCCGACCGCACGTACCGGCAGGAGTGGCTCGCGGAGTTCTTGGAGGACTCCGGCGGCGTGTTCCGCAAGGTGCGCGAGGCCGCCACCGCCACCCCGCAGGCCGGGCGCGTGGACGGACACCGCTACGTCCTCGGCTGCGACTGGGGGAAGTTGGCGGACTGGACCGTCTTCGCCGTGGTCGACACCACCACCCGCGAGCTGGTGCACGTCGACCGCTCCAACCGGGTGGACTACCAGGTGCAGGTGGGGCGCCTGCAGGCGCTGTGCGCGCGGTTCGCGCCGGACGCGGTGTACGCTGAGCAGAACAGCATGGGCGAGCCGATCGTCGAGCAGCTGCAGCGCCTCCACCTGCCCGTCGTGCCCTTCCAGACCACCAACGCCAGCAAGGCGGTGATCATCGACGGCCTCGCGCTCGCCTTCGAGCGGGGCGAGCTGCGCATCCTGGACGACGAGACGGTGCTGGGCGAGCTGTTGGCCTACCAGGCGGAGCGGCTCCCCTCCGGGCTGCTGCGCTACGGCGCCCCGGAGGGGCTGCACGACGATTGCGTCATGAGCCTGGCCCTAGCCTGGAGCGGGGCCGCCGTCGAGCCGACGCGGTTCTACTAGCGGGGGCGGGGAGAAGAGCGAGCCATGCCGACCATGCCGAACCCGGTGCGCGCCACCTGGGACTACCTGCGCGGGAACGACCTCAAGGTGACCGTGCCGGAGCCCCCCGCCGAGCGCAAGGAGCTGCCGCCCTTCTGGCCGAGCGTCCCGCCGCAGCCGGGGCCGGGCCTGTTCCAGCGGTTCCTGCCCCACTCCGACGCCACCTGGGTGCCGGCCGCCCCGGTCAGCGCCGGCGCCGCCGCCAACAGCGCCGTCTTCGCCTGCCTGAACGTGATCTGCACCGCCTTCCCGGAGCCCCCGCTGCGCGTCTTCCGCCGGCAGACCGAGGGCGAGCCGAAGGCCCTCCCGGAGCACCCGCTGTCCTTGCTGCTCGAGCGCCCCAACCCCTACCACTCGGTCTCGGAGCTGTGGTACTGGGTGCAGTTCGCCAAGCACGTCCACGGCAACGCCTACCTCGAGAAGGTGCGGGCGGGGGACGCCGAGACGGGCAACGTGGTGGAGCTGTGGCCGCTCTCCCCCACCCGGGTGGAGCCGATCACCACGCCCGAGGACCGGCGCCGGGGGGTGTTCATCTCCTGGTACGAGTACGAGACGGAGCCGGGCAAGCGGCGCCGCCTGCGCCCCGAGGACGTGCTGCACTTCCGGCTGGGCCTGGAGGACGCCGACCACCGCATCGGCTGCTCGCCCCTGCGGCGCCTGCTGCAGGAGGTGGCCAGCGACGAGGAGACCACCCGCTTCATGCTGGCCCTGCTGGCCAACTTCGCCGTCCCCGGGCTGATCGTCACCACCCCCGACCGCACCCTCTCCCAGGAGGACGCCGACCGCCTGAAGCAGAACATCGCCACCCGCTTCTCGGGGGACAGCCGGGGCACGGTGGGCGTGCTCAACAACGGGGCCACCGCCGCGCAGTTCGGCTTCTCCCCCGAGCAGCTCGATATGAAGGCGCTGCACCGGGTGCCCGAGGAGCGCATCTCCGCCGTCATGGGCGTCCCGGCGATCGTGGCCGGCCTGGGCGCCGGGCTCGACCGCAGCACGTACTCGAACGTGCGGGAAGCTCGGGAGATGTTCACGGAGACGAAACTGGTGCCGCTGTGGAACGACGACGCCGGGACGGTCAACCTCCAGCTG